CTAAATGAGGCACGAGATCTACGTAACTGGATTTGGTCGTCCCCACAGGAAGCGCACCCGAAATTCTCCGGGGCCCGAAAGGGCCTGGGAAGAAGTTCGAGGTCATCATCCTGTAAGATAAGAGGCCTCCTAGCGATAGCCCGACACAACTGGGCTCCTAGACAACAATTAAATTCGTTTAAAAGTTCTAGGAGGGCCCAGTTCGCGGGATTTCCCATAGGAGTTCCTCTCAGACCCAATCCAGATCTGGTGAAGATTCCATCTCTAGTCTTACATTCATATGTATAGAACTGTTTGCAAACCGAGAGCGGGGAGATAAACTTCAGATATCTCAGGTCGGGTCTGCGATCAACTATGTAAGTCACGAATGACTGACACATGTCGCGGACCAGTTCCCGAGAAAATGTATCTGTAGCAGACGTTAGGTCTACGCTTAGGGCCTTGCGGCCCGGAGCGTAGTCCAAACGTCTTCTCCACCTCTTGATCCAATCGGCAAGTGATTTTGAAGAATAACCCTTAAACATCACAACGCACTCAGGGTCCTGCTCTAGGAATCTGTAAAATGTCGTCCGTAGGAAGTGAAGGAGTCCGGAGACTATAACCGAAGTTGTAGTCACAATTCGAACCTTCCCTCCCCTTTCTAGGACAGGACAGATGACAGAGTCATAGAGCACAGACTCAGAGTCGGGAATCTGGGCATACATGACCTCGAGATACCGAGACATAGCGACATGATCATCATTCCCTCTAAAGGAATAGATCAAGTCCATATAGTCTCGGTCTCCAAATCGTGGATGGAAGGATCTTTGATACTCCGAGGAGATCAAAGGTCCACCCAGAACTCCCATTCGGGTGATGGGTGCTGTAAGAGCAGCATGGATCAGTACAATTCGATCTATGGTGCTTATACGGCAACCGGTTATTAAGTCAGACAACGTTTGGTCCGACCGGAAATCACGAACTAAGGACTCAAATTCGGTCTCCCACCAGAGATTCTTTCCTCCTTTCCTCCTGGATGCTTCACGGCATCCAGAAGGACCAAAGGAGGTCTCTGGTTCGACCTCTTTAAAGTCCTCAGGCTCGTTCCGGTTACACCAATCCTGGACCCAGTCCACGGCAAGTTCCCTATACCTTATAGGTGTAGGAAACTCAGTCGTGACTAGGTCTAGGAACTTATCGATAGACGACTTAACTTTCTTCAAATCAGGATGGGGTAAGGACCTTTTCCAGTTCGAGATGTTCCACAGGCGCTCAGCCACCGGTATCGCATAGGCATCGGTTTCCAATATTCCAGGAAACCAAGCCTGAGCAGTACACCGGAGGGCTGAGCCCAGAACACCATCTCGAACTAGAGGACCCTCTAATATCGACTCTGATGCGACCCATCGCGCGTTATCACAGAGCTCCTTAACAGAATTAATGAGCTCTTGAACGCCCGAACCTGATACCGTTCTAAGACACCAATAAAAGACCCTGTAGATACCTTGGAAAATCCGAGAACTACGGGGACCAATTGGGACTCCTAGAACGCCACCAGGAAAGAGGATCGACCAACAGACGATATAACCATCCCAGACCGTTTGAAGCCTAAGCAATTCATCATTGCTTAATCTTCGCAACAGTTCTAGACATTTGATTCTATCAATGGCCACCACTAGTCCACACTCATACGGAAGCCGGAGCCTCTCGCAGAGGGGTACTTTGGGCTTATCCAAAGAAAAGAACCGCAAAGGGAATCTTAGGACATTCGTCCTAGCTCGCTTTTTGGAACTTTTCT